CTACCATTGTTTGCATAAACACTGTATGATTCAATACTTCAAATGCATATGTATGTTTTAATTCATTATATGCTTTGTTGTCTTTAGTAAATACTCCGTGTTCTTTAATTCTTAAATTTCTAAGGTTCTCTATAGTTAATGTAACCATAGTAAGATTATCTCTATCATCTGACTTCATCATACCTATAAGGTTTCTAATTTCAGTGTCTGTAAGATAATTAAACTTCTTTAGCAACATTAATTCAGCCATATATACAAAGGGCCGGAATTCATCCTTCTTACTACCCTTGTGGTACATATACCATAAATAGTTCAGATTACCATCTGCACCATCTGTAATATTATAATGTTCTTCAGCTATTGCTGCAGATAATTTTTTAAGTTCTTGTGTTTCCATTCTAAAATATATATCTAATAGTATTCCAGGGGATGATGCTATCATGTAACTCTGTAAACTGGCTAATATATTTTGATTTACGTCCTTGTGCATACCTAATGTTATCTCCTCCGTACTGGGAAAGTTTATTTTCTTGTATGTCCGGTCTCCAGAGTAAGTCTTCACCAGGGATCTCATTTTTTTCATTATACTCATGTTTATCTTTGTTATGTGTAAGAAATATTACTTCAGCTTTAACAGACTCTTGTGACCAATTATAATAATCACAAAATCTATTTACTATATCAAATAATAATTCATATTCTGTTAACCAGTCATCATGAACAATTACGGGACTAAAATTAAGATGGACTTCATAACCAGCATTGAGAAAATTGGGTATAGCTCTAAGCCTTTCATCAACAGTACTAGTATTAGGTTCTAATATTTTTCTCCATTTTTCAGGCATTAGACTAAATCTTATTCTAATCTTGCCCTTTGGATTGAACGCTAGTAAATCATAGTTTACATGCTTAGTAGCAAATGAACCCATAGCAAGTGGATGATCTCTAAAGAACTTAAAGATAGTTTCCCAGTCATGATATTTAGCATGTAGAGCAAAATCTTCATTACATGAGATATCATAGGTAATATAATCTGGATGTGTTTGATTAGGCTTTTCTACATCAGCAAACCAAACATGTGAATTAATCTCTGTCAGGATATCCATAGTATTTGTTGCTATAGATAATCCTTCCGGCTTGTGTCTCTTCATATAGCAGTAACTGCAGTTATAAAGACACCCGTGACCAAAACTAGGTGAAATAAAATCTGTACTTCTGCCTGATGGTCTTATTTTAAGTGATTTTCTAGTAACTTTTTCTACTAGACTCATTTATTTTCTAGAAGGTTTATAACTTACAACAGTAACGTAACAATCCTTTAGATTATTATTTATTATTTCTGATATTTTATTCCAGTCTCCACCTGCTAAACCTGCACCAATTCTTGGTAAACCAATATGTTTTCCTTTAAATACCACATTCATTTCTTTTGTAATATTTTCAAAAGCATTATAATCAAATGGTTTTCCACCAAATCCGTATTGTGTATATGCATTAACAACAGTAAGATCTTTCCCGTTAATATTTAGTGTTTCATAATCAATCTCACCTAATTTGCTTTCTAATCCTGAATATTTTTCATCTTCTAATGGAAACTTATTACACCCAAAAGCATCAGCCATTTGAGGAGCAATTCCTGCACCCATCGTGCAAAAACAGTTACATCCATGTGCAATTACATCAAAATGACCTTTTTTAGCAAGATCAATTAAATCCCCACTTATTTTATTATAGTTCATATTTATTTATCTAATTTAATCTGATTCTCATCTAGTATTTCAAAGAACTTATTTCTGATTCTTTCTACCATATCCCACTCCTCTTGCTTAAGTTCTTCATACTTCCATAGTGTTCTTAACTCTTGAGAAATATCCCATAGAGCTACGTACATCTTGCTACCTTGTACAGCAAGATCAAACTCTGCTTGGTCTTCTGGTAAATTGAAGGTTAATTTGGCTTTCATATTATTCTGATTTAAAGGTTTCGTTGTAGTATTGTTCTGCATTATCAATAATACCATCATCTTCACATCCATTATCCCAAGCATCTATTATTTGCTCTTTCTCCATTGCTTTGGCTTGGTCAATGTGGTATCTAAAATCGGGAGTACAATTTTCCATACCCCCAAAGTATTCTTCAAATAACCACTCTACTGCTGTTTGTTTCATCTTATTCTGATTTAAAGGTTTCTAATAAGTCTACTGTTCTTTCAGCTCCATCATACTTAGATTTAGCATGTAACATCTCCCCATTTATATTCTTATTTTTGTCAGGATATGTTGCTACAAACTCTGCAAAACTACACATTTGTTCCTTCTCCATTTCTTTGGCTTGTTCAAGAAGTTCAGGTAAATCTTCTCCTGAAGTTATCCATACTTGTTCAAATAACCATTCTACTGCTGTTTGTTTCATATAAAGGATATTTTTATAGGTTTTTGTTCTTTTTATAACCAGTTATGCCGTTTGTTTCATAACTTATAGGTTTAAAATTTGTCAAGTTTTTTAATCTTATAGGTTGACATTACTCTGGTAAGTCTATACCCATAATATCATTTAGCTCTTTCCATATAGCTTCAGCACTATCTCCCCAATAGTAGTCACACTTAAAACTTGTATCAGTTTTTTCATATGGTGGTTCTAGGAAGTATGCTTGCCAATGCTCATCAGGCTTTGCACTAAATCTTTTACATTTTTCTTTTACAGGACATTCAAATCCATGGCACATAGTTATATCCGGCATAACTTATTTTTTATTAATTTGCACTGTATCAACAACTTCTAAAGTTACATAAATAACTCCAGCTCTCAAAAAGTTTAACTTTTTTGCAGATCCATAACTTAAATCTGCAATAAAATGAGAAGACTTTGGTAGTCTATCATTTACCTTCACATATATAACAGAATCATTTCTTGAATCTGTTACTTTGAGAAGAGTTCCAAATTTATAAGTCTTGTGTGCACAAGTTAAACTATCTGCATAAAATCTTTCTCCGGAAGCAGTTAATCTTCCTGTCCAATGTTGTCCATAGTAGCTTACTCTTCCTTTAGTAACTAAAGGATTAGGATCTACAAAGCTAAACAACACGGCACATATTAGTAATATTTTCATTTTTGTTTTTTTTGTTCTAAGTAATCTATAGTAAATCCTATAGCTACTATGAGGTTCATACCAAATGACATTAATATCTCATGGATGTCTTCATACACATTCACTGAGAGATGTATATGCCCCACCATCCAAAATGGTATGGACAAGTTTTGGCTTATCCATACCAATAGATATTTAATAAAGTGTTTCACGGATTACTTATAGCATTGTATGCTGCAGTACTACCTGTCATCTTAAATTCATAAATTTCTGAATCACATGTAGTATCATTAATTCTAATTCTTACAGAGGATGCAGCTTTAAAATCTGCAAGAAACTCTGCATCTGAATTAAGATCATCTACCATAAATACCGTTTTATGATTTTCAGATACATTTCCAGTAGTAGTATATTTCTGATACTCCCCATTTACTAGGAATGAAATATCTACAGTAACTGACTCATCACATACATATACCCCACCAATATAAAATGCAATACCTTTATAATTTTCTAATTTAAGAAATGCACTTTGCCCATCCTCTGTATATGCAATCTTATAAGGGGTATCAAATCCATTATCAACTTTCTTAACTATCCATTGTGAGAAAGATGTAGTTGTAAATAATGTAACTGTTACTAGTGCTAATAATAATTTTTTCATTTTTTTGGTTTTTTAACTGTTTTCTTCTCTTCTGATGGACTTTCCTTCAGAATTTTCTGTAGCCTCTCCCAAATCTGTTTGTTTATTAGATTGTAGTCTGGCTCTTTCTTGCGCTCTTTCATATTCTTGCCAATGATAAATGTTTAAATCTGTCATTCTTAGGAAATCACCAACAGTCATGTCTTCTGGTATTCCATTATTTGCTTGTAATACTTGTATGTATACTTCTTTCATTCTTCCCATAACATTCTTATGCTTTTATCTAATAAAAACTTAATTGTTATCCTTATGTCTTTATGACCATAAATTGACCCTGCAGCTTTTAGTTTATTGTACATGTTTCTGCTAATATCAATCTGAACTCTTTTGTTCCTTTGAACTTGTTGTACAGTTTCTATAACACTAAAGTCAAATGGGTACATTTGAGCATAAACATAAACATTTGCTTGGAACATTTTATCACCATAAAATTGCATGACTATTTTTTTATTGTAGTTAATCTTAGACCTTTTAAATCCAAGTATATCTGCAATTTGTGGTTCAGACATTCCAAATCTATATGCTAGTATGCCTATAAGATAACTTCTCTGATCAACAAGTGATCTTGTTCTTAGATGTTGAGGAAGTTGCTTTAATGAAGCAATAACATCTTCTTTATTATAGTCTTCCATTCATATGATATTTAATTCAACTTCTTTTTCCAATATAGTTTCTTCTTGTTCAGATTTTAGAAGTTCATCAATTATAATAAATCTGTCTGCGTCATATAGTTCATAAGGAAAAGATTCAGATGATAACTTAACTTCCTTTAATAACACACCAAATTTATTATTTTGCAATCCCATTCTAACAACTCTGGTGATTGTATAAATTTGACCTTCTATGAGCCATTCACTTTCAGATACTTTACTGGGTTTATTTGAAGCATCAATGCATATTGCTTTCATACTGTTCTACTGATGTTTTAAGCTCTAAATTACGCAAAGATTCTGAAATCTCAAGCATTTCTAAGAACTCACCAGATTTTATAGTGCACTTACCCATCTCATGTGCAAGCAAAGCACATTGCTCTGCCTGTGTTGGATGGTGCTCACAAAATCTTATTAAACAAGCCATTACATATGCAAATGTGTTCTTCTTGTCATTATGCAGAATAAGTTTATGTGTTTTAACATCTTCCATATATTAATATACGAATTATACACTGTCTAAATTATAAGTTCTCCATACTATTTTATTTTGGTCAAATCCTTCTAATGCTTCTTTGACCCATTTCTCATCAATAGTATCTATATAACATAGTATATGTACAATAGCTTTATCATCTGGATTTAATCTGAGTAACCTACCAATTCTCTGACTGGCTTTTCTTTCATTACCATATGCATGCATAATGATACCCTGCTTTAAATTTGGAATATTTACACCCTCATTCAACTGCATTACAGTAGATAATTTGTTGATAGTTCCATCTTTAAACATATTCAGATTCTCTTCAGATTTAGAATTATTACTGTGATAGCTGTAACTGCAAAGTCTATCTGCTTGATCCTGTGTATTAGCAAATAAAATACACTTGCTGTTTATACTTTCAAACAGTTTCTTTGCATATCTTTCTTTGCTTGGATACTCCATCATAGCCTTCATTCTCATTACTCTAAGTATATGAGATTGTCCTGCTCCTGTATCAATTCTTGTACCCCAATAAGAATAATTCTTTTGTTCAGAAGTTGGGAACTTTTTCCCTTTGGTTTCTACAACATAATTGGGTTTACTACTTAGGTTAAGCTGATGTACAATGATTTGATAATCATTTAATATTTTGTTTTCCACGGCATCATCTGCTCCAAACTTAAATACTACTGGACAAAACTCGTTTACTAGACGGCCTTTTTCAGAATCCTTATACTTAGGGGGTGTACCTGTAAGACCAAGTATCTTCCCTTTATATGTTTCAAGAAAACTTCTGTGACTATCTAGTAAACTATGAGCTTCATCGAGATAAACCAATTCATAATCATTTGGATTATGCTTATTCAAACTAAGATATGTAGTAAATGTAATTCTTTGAAGAAGATGCTGCAATTCAAATTTTACAGCATCATCCTTCCAAGATTGAAAAATTGACTTTTTAGGAGCAACAACTAAAACACGCATTAAATCATTTGAATTCTTATCAATATGGTTTAATCCTACTAATGTTTTACCAACACCGGTACCAAGCACAACACTACATCTATTTTTATTATCTGTAGATTCAAGTGCTTTTAGTTGTATTTCATCTTTTGTCATTTTGATATATTAATGTTAGTATTGTTTGTGCTGCTATATGCATCACAATGATGGGAGCTACCACAACTAACAAAAGATGCAATAACTCCAATAAATAAAAACCATAATAATACTATACCAATTGTTTTCATAACTCTTTCTTTAAATTTTCATAAATTTTATATTTCTGTCTAAGTATAGTAACATCAGCATGCTCACTTAGTAGAGCGTACTTAATGCTTTCCATTTCCTGACTAATAATAATACTGATCTTGTTCTTTACCTCATCACTGGAATAGTTAATGAACTCACAGATAATATTATTATAAATCATACTTTTCATTTGTGCTACTAATTCTGTAGACACTTTGTTTTCTTCTGCAATCATAAATTTTAAATTATTTTAAATATCCTAATACTCTTGCTTCCGTAGGATGTGCATGAACCCAATCA